TGTAGATATTTACCACGATGTAACTTGGTATGCTCCTCGATTGAAGAACGGGCAATTCTTATGTGTCCCACTAGATGACGGACCTAAACCCCGATGTGTATATTTTGTAAAAGAGATTAGTCGTAATTGTGAGATAGTGGATTATAGTCAGGCATTCTAATGGCAACTAAAAAGAATACCCCCGTTGATGAGAAGTTTGAAGCACAAGACTTCAACTTGTTTGATTCTCTTGCGGCTATGGACAAAAAAGACTATGGGTATTATGATAGTTTATCTGAAGAACAACAAAAGAAGTTTGTTCCCTATATGATGACACATTGGATGAGTGCTATCAAAGGTTCAGGAGATGTTCAGGGCTATTACTTGCGTAGCGTAGACTATCACGCAAATAAATATTTGTTTAATGAATATGTACAGAAACATCCCAAACTGCAATGGTATATGTTATGTGCTAGTAGTCCTGGATTAGGCAAACAATTTCATCAATGGATACCTCATTTAGGTAGTAAAGTAACATCATTAAAAGAACCTGCTAAAACAAAAGAGATTAAAGAATATTACACTAAGATTTATCCTAAAGTAGATAGTGATGACATTGATGAGATTACTAAAGCATTTGTACAAGAACATAAACGTAAATGCTATCTAGCAGAAACATATCCTAACTTAAAACAATCTGATATAGAAGTTCTTAGTCAATTGGTGACGGAAGAAGATATTAAGCAATATGAAAAAGATCGAGGAAACTAAATCACTATATGGTTGTGAGTTCTGTAAAGCTACTTTCCAACGTGAAAGTACTGTGCTTAAACACATATGCGAACCCAAACGCAGATGGTTAGAACGTGACCGTCAAGGCAATCGTGTGGGTTTTCAAGCTTGGTTACAATTTTATAAAAAGAATACTGCTGGTACAAAGAATCGTACATATGAAGAATTCATTAAGAATCCTTATTATCTTGCGTTCATTAAGTTTGGTTTATATTGTGTAGAGATTAAGTGTATCAATGTAAGTAGATTTAGTGATTGGTTGTTAAAGAATTCAATTCGTATTGACAACTGGCGACAAGATAGTAATTACGCAAAGTTTTTGTGTGAATATTTACGTATAGAAGATCCGTTGGATGCAATACATCGTAGTATTGAAATAACAATAGAAAAAGCAGAAGCAGAAAAGATTCAAAGCAGAGATTATTTACGATATGGCAATCCAAACAATATATGTTATGAGATTGCTAGAGGACGAATTAGTCCATGGATGTTATATCAGAGTGATAGTGGGGTAGAGTTCTTAAGTACATTACGTGATGACCAGCAGAAGATGATCATGGATTATATCAATCCAGAGCAATGGGCATTAAAGTTTAATCGTGATCCTGCGAATGTTAAACAAGTCAAGGAATTATTAAATGCCGGCGGGTACTAGAGTTCGTATATCATGGCAACCATTTCATGATATACCTATATGGAATGAAACGTGTGCATGGGCAGTAGAACAATTTGGTTTACCCGGTGATAGATATCTTACACACGCAACAGAAGAATATATGGATTTTTACTTCAAAGATGAGAAAGATGCCATTCTATTTGAGTTGACCTGTGGCTGATGTTATCCTATATATTACTGCCAAAAGAACTATGGAAATAGGACAGGAGTTACGTTCAATGGGTTATGTTCAAGGTGTTGATTTTGATTATGCTTACTACCAAGAGAAGTATGACAACTTTAGTCATGATCCTATTGTAAAACGGCATGCAAGATTTACCTTTTACAATGATACCAACGCCAGCTATTTTGCACTAAAATGGCTATGATAATTGAACATTATGAACGAGACCGTAGTTGGGATGAAACCAAGCCTGGCTGGTATGAATACAGTGTGGAAGTAAAACGTATTGACAAATATTTAGAATTAATCGATTGGTTATATGATAATATAGGTAAATGTGAGAGACATTGTAGATGGCGTACCACTTCCGAGAATACAGTTAGTGTCAAGTTTAGATATGAAAAAGATTACATTTTGTTTACGTTAAGGTGGAGTTAATGGCATCGATTCCCAAAATACAGGATTTTGATGATGATGACCCAAATATAAACCAACGTAGAAATCGGTGGAATTATTGGGAAGCATTAAAAAAAGTTCGTAAAGAATTTATGGCACAGAACAAAGAATTTGACGCATATGATTTTGAAGATTATCTTATTGGGCAGTATGGTATAAAGATGAACATAGTTAATGGTAACATAACTGATGGTTATGAGATTGTTGACGAAAAGAAGTACCTAATATTTTTATTAAAATTCCAATGAACAAATTATTCCCCATAACAGCTTTACTAAAAGGTAAATTTATAGTATCATGGCCTGACTGGGATAACATTAAACGTTTTGATACTAAAAAATTATTAGTAGATGTACTGTTTAACGATATGAAAATTAAAGAAGCTGGGTTTGCATTAGATACAATGGATAATGAAATAGATATTATGTGGGTAGACCATCGATGGTGGATGCAAGATAGTACTGGTGAATATGCTAGATACCTAGAAGATATGTATGTGATTAAAGGTGTGGTATTTAATAGTAAAGATGAAGCAGTTAAATTACAAGATTATTTAGAGAAGAAATATATTTGGAAAACATTACAGGCATAATATGGCACAAGATATAATGATTGATATGGAAACGCTTGACACAAGTCCTGATTGTGTTATACTAACTATTGGCGCAGTAAGATTTGATCCTAAAGGTAATGGAGTTGTTGAACGATTAGAATTACGACCAACGATAGAAGAACAAACAGAAATTTATAATAGGAGTATAAATGAAGATACATTACGATGGTGGAGTGAGCAAAGTCCGGCTGCACTTGAAGAAGCTATGGGAGAAGAAGGCAGAATTCCGTTTAGAGAATGTATGGAGATACTTTATAAGTTTTGTTGGAATCGCCGTGCTGTGTGGAGCAATGGTGCATCATTTGATGTGGTTGTGGCAGAGTCGGCCTGGAGAAACCTTGAAATGCGAACCCCCTGGCCTTTCTACACCGTCAGAGATACACGTACCTTGTATGAGATAGCCGGAGTAAAATTAAAAGATGGCGGACATGTCACTAGTCACAAAGCAGTAGAAGATGCTGAACGACAAGCCATTGTAGTACAAAAAGCATATGACAAATTAGGATTAAGTAATGAGAATTGATAGTGATATTGACATTGACTTTGGTGATAGAGATACTCTATTAAAGTTAATACCTCACACACGTGCGGCAATGCGTAATGTCAAGCCTATACGTAATCATGCCACTGGTGTATATATTACTGATGTACCATATGACCCAGTACACAATATAGCAAGCATTGACTATACTGCCGCAGATAAACGCGGGTATTTCAAATTAGATTTATTAAATGTTCATGTTTATACTCAGGTTCGTGATGAACAACATCTACTAGAATTAATGAGAGAACCTAATTGGAGTAAATTAAAAGATCCTGTATTTGTAGAGAAATTAATTCACTTAAATAATCAGTTTTATAATCTACAAAAGATGCCAGAACCAATAGATAGTATCCCTAGACTAGCTATGTTTTTAGCTGTTATTCGTCCTGGTAAAAAACATTTAATAGGTGAACGATGGAGTGATATTGCTAAAACTGTATGGGATAAGGGAACTGATGGGTACACCTTCAAACAAAGTCATGCCATATCCTATTCATGGCTTGTTGCAGTGCATATGAATTTGTTAGGGTAAGCGTTTTACTAGTGTAATACTACGGCGTTTGCTTCTACGTTTATTTAATTCAATTATACTACATACAGGACCATGTAGTATAGTAAGACTTTTGTTATTGAAGGTTCTAATATAGGGTCTAAATATACTCCATTCATCTTTAAGAAACAGATTTATAGGGATCAATCTATTACTTTCCCACCACCAAACATCTCCTAATTCTAGGAATTTATCTTTAATATCATTATCTAGTATAGATCCGTAATC